CTTGACCTAAAGGAAACCCGATGACAAACAAACCCAAATCACACGGACACTGGAACTCAAAAGAATACCGAGACAACAGAACCGAACTACTACGCGACAACCCCCAATGCTACCTATGCGGCAAACCAGCAACAGAAGCAGACCACCTAATCGAATACGACAGAGGTGGTACGCACGAAATGCATAACCTTGCACCAGTATGCAAACCATGCAACAGTCGGCGCGGTCAGGCATACGGCGAAGTAAAGAAAAGAATTGTCAAGAATCAGCCAAAAGACTTTTTAATTCAACTTACGGAAGCCCCCGAACCGCCTCTTGTTATCTCTCCTTACAATGAACTGGCGGAAACTGGCGAGAACCAGCCGACAAAAGACCTGCTCAGCGCCTATATTCCAAGATTGGAAACTGCCGGTCGCTCGAGTTTGTCGTATGGTCCTCTGGTTGCTAAATGGGCGGAGACGTACCAAAACATTTGTCTTTTTGAATGGCAAATTCATGCGTTGACTGGGCAACTTGCACACGATGAAAATGGCGACCTTTTGTATCGTGAATCTTTATGCAGTACGGCTCGACAAAATGGAAAAAGCCAAGGGGGTTTGTGCCCGCTTATTGGTTTCTGGTTGACCGACTTTGCAAGGATGCGTGGCACTCCTCAGAATGTGCTTTCCGTTGCTAACCGTTTGGATCGAGCGGAAGCAATTTTTAATAACTTGGCTCCAATCCTTGTTGACCTTTTTGGTGCTAAGGCAATGAGGACGTTTGGTCGTAAGTCGGTGACAATGCCGGACGGATCTATGTGGGAAGTCAGAGCTGCTTCGCCAAACTTGCATGGCGGGTCGTATGACCTGATCGTGGTGGACGAACTTTTTAACGTTTCGGAGAAATGTTTGTCGGAGGCTTTGCGTCCTTCTCAGATTGCTCGCAAGAATCCTCTTTTGAGTTGCTGGTCCACGGCTGGGGATGAGTCAAGTACGGCCATGATTCATATGCGCGAGACGGCTATCTCGGAGATTGAGAACGGCGAGCAGTCGCGTTTGTATTTCGCTGAGTGGTCTATTGGAGATCGCGACTGGCGCGACCCAAATAATTGGGTTTATGCAAACCCTGCGTTGGGTAAAACGATCACGATTGAGGCGCTCCAAGCGGTGTCAAAGAAAGACAGTTTCCTACGCGCTCACCTAAATATGTGGATCAGTAGTCGAGGCAGTTGGTTGGAGGAAGGCGTCTGGGCGTCCTGCAAAATAGACGGCCCGATGCCGGACGGCGGTGTCCTTGCTGTGGAAATGTCAATGGACACAAATCGTTATGTGGGCGTGAGATCGTCAATGGTTGATGGTGTTGTGACGACATTTGTGGAGTTCATTGTGGATAACGAGACTGCGTTATGGTCGGAGATTGATCGAGTCATGGCCGACAAACTTGTCGCTTTGGCGATCACGCCGACACTGGAGATTCATGCACCGTTAAATTTGCGTCGTCGTATGACCGTGGTTGGTCAAGCGGAACTAATTAAATTTACGGGTCTAGCGCAAAAGATGATCCTTGAAGGTCGCGTTAAACATTTGGGTCAACTCACTTTGTCGGAACATATGAACCGAGCGGTCCTATTAAAAACGGGAATGGGGGTCACGCTAAGTCACAAATCGAGTCCAGGACCCATCGAGTTGGCTAAGTGTGCAGTGTGGGGCATTGCTCTCTCTAGCAAATATCAGAATCGCGCTAAACCCATTATGGTGGTCGGGTGAAGTATTGTGATGATGTGATGGGCAGGTGTCGGGCTTGCCCATCACACCTTTAACGATCGGAAACAACTGTGGGCATATTCTCAAGACAAGTCACGAAAGCAGCAGTCTCACCCGTTGACGATTCCCATAAGGCCGCAGCTGCTGGATCGTACGGCACCTACCAATCTAACCAGGGCGTTAACTTTATCGGTCAGTACTACGCCTACTATGAAGGCGAAGCCCGCAACCGTGCTAACAGCATCCCGACGTTAAGTCGAGCGCGTGACCTTCTCGCATCAGTTATTTCGTCAACACAACTCAAGATGTATTACGAAAAATTTAACGATGCAACAGGCGAAATGGACTGTGTTTACATTGCTCCGCGCACCTGGTTACGTCAACCCGATCCGACAATTCCTTATGCCACGCTCATGGCTTGGACGCTAGATGACCTCCTGTACTACGGACGCGCCTTCTGGTTTATTACCTCAAGAACCGTTGACGGTTTCCCCGCATCGTTCACAAGATTGCCCGCAGGATCTGTCAACACAACCGACCAAGCTGGACCCGTATGGTATGCACCCTCAAAAGAAGTGTATTTCCAAGGCGGAATGCTTGACCCAAACGATCTTGTGCAGTTCATTAGCCCGGTGCAGGGCATCGTGTACCAATCGCAGACCGCTATAGAAACGGCGCTTCGTGTTGAGTCATCGCGTTATCGCAACGCAGAAAGCCTTTTGCCTTCAGGTGTTTTGATGCAGACTGGCGGCGAACCTTTGTCGGCCCAAGAGTTAGCCGACCTTGCAACAGCGTTTAACTCTGCTCGAGTAAACAACCAGACAGCGGCCCTTAACGAGTTCCTTAAGTACGAGGAAACTAAAGCGTTACCAGACAATATGTTGATGATTGAATCCGCAGACTTCAGCGGAAAAGAAATGTGCAGGCTCGGCAATATTCCGTTCTACCTTGCTGGTTTTGACATTGGCTCGTATCAATACACGACCTCGGCTGGTGCCCGTGAGGACCTTTACCTGTTCGGTGCACGCCAGTACCTTGACTGTGTTTCGCAGACCCTCAGCATGAACAATGTTTTGCCTCGAGGAACGCTAGTCAAATTTGATATTGACTCGTACTTAGAGTCAATGATGAAAGACGAAACGATGACCGAAACTCCCGACATCACAGAAACTATTGAGGAGACTAATTCATGAAACTAACTCTTTCCGCAGGCTTTGCAGTTGATGTTGAGGCCGCAGCTGGTGAAGCGCCGACCCGCACCATTTCTGGTATTGCCGTTCCCTATGGCGTATCCGCAACTGTGAGCGACGGAACACAAGTTCAATTTGCACCAGGCTCGCTACCCGTTGACGGTAAAGCACCAAAACTGTTTATGTATCACGATTCAAGTCAGCCTGTCGGAATCGTGACTAGCAGGAGCGAAGCACCCGATGGTTCGGGGATGTTATTTCAGGCAAAGATAGTTTCAACGCCTGCTGGGGATGCCGCGCTCCAAATGGCAAAAGAGGGCGTTCTTGATTCGGTTAGCGTCGGGATTGACGTAGTTGACTCTTATCGCGCAGAGGACGGAACTTTGGTCATCAAATCAAGTTTGTGGCGCGAGTTGAGCCTTGTCCCCATACCTGCCTTTAGCGGTGCTACTATCACAGATGTGGCCGCTTCAGCAGACACAACCCCCGACGAAATCTCAGTAACAGAACCACAAGTCGAGGAGACAATCATGTCGGAACACATCGAAGCCGCAGCACCTGAAGCCGCGCCAACCGCACCCACCATTTTCGCATCAGCAAAGAAGGCTCCACGCCTTCCTTCGGCTGGCGAGTGGATGGCCGCTTACCACACTGGCGGAGAAACTTTCGCCAAGGTTAACGGTGCAGTGAACGATTGGAAGATTGAGAACCAGTCAACCTACGAAGCGGCAGCTGGCGATGTGGCTACCACAAATACCGTTGGCCTGCTCCCGGTGCCGACCTTGGGACCTCTCGTACAAAACATCAATTTTGTCCGTCCAGTCATCAACCGTCTTGGCGCTCGCGCTTATCCCGACAACGGCCAGCAAAAAACCTTTGTTCGTCCGACCATTACGACCCACACTTCAACCGCTGCACAGTCCGCAGAGTTTGACGCAGTGTCAGCCACCACGATGGTGATCGCCTCAAATACGATCAGCAAGACCACCGTTGCCGGTCAGGTTTCATTGTCAATGCAAGACATTGACTTTACCTCACCTGCAGCAATGGAACTCATCATGGCCGACCTCATGGGCGAACTCATGCTCAAAACCGACGACATCGCAGCCGACGCACTTCTCACCGCTGCAAACTCATCGGGCGTATGGGACCTCACCGCAGTTGACTTGATGAAGTCGCTTTACGACGCCGCAGTTGACGTCAGCAGTGGCACCAACTTTTTCCCAGACACCTTGTTCGTCAGCCCAGACGTTTGGGGCCAGTTAGGACAGGTCGTTGACTCCAGCAACCGTCCGTTGTTCCCGTATGTCGGCGCACCTGGTCTCGCAGGACAGAACGCAATGGGTGGCGGAAACGCAACCACTTGGGTCGGCTCCAACCCGCTCGGACTTGAAATTGTCGTGGACAGTAACTTCGCTGCAAAGACCATGATTGTTACTAACGCTTCCAAAGCATTCGAGTACTACGAATCAGTACGCGGAATTTTGAGCGTTGAGCAGCCTTCCACCCTGAGTCGTTTGTTCTCGGTTCACGCTTACTGCAGCACCTTCGCCGCAGTTAGTTCCATGATCCGCAAGATCACACAAGCCTGATCGGGGGTCGCTATGGCAGCGACTTACACAATCCAGACAGCGGTAATCGTTCCAGGCTATGTCACCGTAACAACGCTGACACCAAACGAAATCGTCGTCGGTGCATCCATAACCGTCGCCAATGCTGGGGCCGCATACAACGGAGTCAAATCTGTTTATGCGATGCCTCAGTATTTGCCAGTTAATGTTGACACCGAAGGTCTCATCGAATATGACACTTCGTACCCGCTTGAAAACGCGGTCATGTGGGCAGACACACAAACGCCTGACGAGTTACACGCTCAAGCCGGAACGATTACTTTTGAGCAACTTTGCACTTGGGTGACAGGGGCAAATATCGCCACTTATCTCGGCATTACGACCGCTGGTGACGAGACAGCCTTTTTGGTTCAGTGCGCAGCTGCTGCTAACGCTTTCTGTTTTAGGCGTCGTCAAGAAAGTTCGTACATTGATTCGCTTAGTACTTCACCTGGCGGCGATGTCACCCTCGGAACTTTAATGTATGGCTCGGCTTTGTATCGTCAGCGTGGCTCGGTTGACCAGTTCGCGTCGTTTACTGACATGGCTTCAGCGCCCGTTGTGGGGCTCTCAGGCATCGTCAAACAGTTGTTAGGTATAAACAGACCACAGGTCGCCTAAAATGGCTTACACGGACTTTTTAAACGAGGCGCTAGATGATCTGGTCAGTACTCTGCAAACTATTCCGGACCTTAGGGTGGTTAACGATCCTCGCAATATCGCTCCACCTTGCGCTTTTGTGGATGCTCCGACCATCGAGTCGTTCAATTACAACATCGTTAAAATGACCTTTCCTGTCACTCTTATTAGCAACGGCCCAGGCAACCTAGACGCCTTGCGTCAGCTGCTTAACTTGACGTCATTTCTAATCCTAAAAAATGTGGCGGTCATGTCAGCCAACCCCAAAGTCGTTACGGTCGGTGGAGCAGAATACGCCGGTTACGAACTCATTATTCCAATGCAAGCACAGAACGGATAAACCAATGGATCGTTACATCATCAGTTCAATTCGAGTCGGCGAGATCGGCACCGCGTTTGTCGCGTCACCGTCTGACGACATTGAATGGTTGCTCGCTGGAGGGTTCATTCAGCGTTCCGACACCCACCCGTCTAAGGGTGCTAAATTAGCGACGAAGCCCGACGCGACCAAGAACACAAAGGATTGATCCGTCATGGCTACCAGTACTTACCTCAGCAATCCAGTCATTTCCATCGGAGCCGTTGATATCTCCGATCAGTGCACCGCTGCAACTTTGACGCAGACAATCCAAGAATTGCAGGCAAATGCTTTTGGCTCGACTGCCGTTGCATATGTCGCTGGTTTGCAAAACAACTCTTTGACGCTTGACCTGTACTGGTCAACTGCCGCTTCCGAGACCTACGCAACTTTGAAGTCGCTTGTCGGCACTGTCATCACCACGATCACCATTAAAGGATCGTCGGCCGCAGTCAGCGCAACCAACCCGTTAGGAACTTTGACCGGCAGCTACTTGCCAACCTTGGCTCCCGTCTATACGCTCGGCGCCCTCACGACTTGCTCCGTAACTTTCATGGGCGGCACGTTCGCCTGGTCGGAAGCCTGATCTAAAACCTCAACAGAAATGAGCCCGACATGAAGTTAACGATCCGATTCGATATCGGCTTTGGACCCGCCACAATTACGACAACGCTTGCAACGCTTGTCGCATGGGAACGCAAATTCAAAATGAAAACGTCTGACCTTGCCGACAACTTTGGTATGGAGGACATGGCGTTCATGGCATGGCACTCAGCCAAAGTCCAAACCGAACACGGCCAGTCAATCCCAATTGAATTTGACTCGTTTGTTAACAAACTTATTGAGATTGAGATCGTGAGTACTGCGTCCACAAACCCTACGAAAGCGGATCACACCGCCACTCTCTAGCCCAACTTTTAGTCATAACAGGGTGGTGGCCACCTGGTATAGACTTTGACTCGGACGACCTCTCGACAGTCGCCACGATCTTAAAGGAGAGGTGAACCATGTCAATATCTGTTGATGGGCTTGAGTCCACTCTTAAGGTGCTCCAAAAGATCCAACCCGAAGTTAAGAAACAGTTTTTTAAGGACGCAAAGCAGATTCTTAAGGTTGTCGTGGATGAGGCTAAAAGTCTTTATCCCGTTGAGGACGCAACAAAGAATAACGGTGCCTTTCCGTCTGGTCTGTCGCGTGCGTGGGCTCCAGGCGGTCGCCCATTGTTCCCGTATTCGCAAAAGAAAGCAGTCTCGGGTGTCAAGATTGAAACTTCTTTGTCTAAAAAGAAAGACGCAGTGTTAACAATTGTTAACAAAGACGGTGCCGCCTCAGTTATTGACTATGCAGGCTTAAACGGTAACAACGCTTTAGGACGGGCCTTAAATGGTTTGTCAAATAGACCGCGTGTGATGTGGCGTGCCTATGAGAACAATCAGGGCGCAGTGGAAGCCGAAATGTCTAAGTCTGTTGATGAGGTCATGGCTCGAGTTAGCCAGTTAACGAAAAAGTTGGTGCTCTAGTGGCTATTCGTATTCCAATCATTACCGACCTTCAAGACAAAGGCATACAAGAAGCTAGGCGCCAGTTCGGAAAATTCAAAGCCGATATCGCTGCAGCTGACGGAACGATGGGCAAGTTTAAGGCTGGATCTAAAGCGGCTTTTGATGCCGTGAAAGCAAACGCCGCCTCGTTCGCTATCGCTGGCGGCGCGGCCCTCGTATCTTTCGCCGCTCAAGGTGTTAAAGCGTTTCAAGAGTTGGCGTTAGGAGCCGAAAAGTTCTCTACCGCTACAGGGTTAGCCATTGAGGATGCTTCCCGATATATGGAAGTTGCAGGCGACATCGGAATACCGATTGACGCCGTCTCAACTGCTATCGGTCGCCTCAATAAAACTATTGGTGCAGACCCAGACAAAGTGCGTGACCTTGGCGTTGATCTTGTTTATTTGGCTGACGGTTCCGTAGACGTCAACGCAACATTCCTCAACACCATTGATCTTATAAAAAAGATTAAAGATCCAA